CTGCGCTACTGCGCGCAGGGATTCACCAGCGCGGGCGGCTTTGTATCCCGCATCTTTGAACGATACAGGGGTCGAATCAATCGCATAGGCGATAGCGGTTTTCTTTGCAGTCATTTTAAAAACTCCATGATTGAGAAAAGAAAAAGAACAAACCACAGCCCACTCGGATAAGTGACCTATTGTCTGGCCTGTTGGTATTATAGCAGAAGTCGGACGCATCCGACTCACTAATTAAGGATTCGCACGCACGCATGACCGCGCGCGACCACGCATAACTGGTATCAAAGCCCCGGCAGGGGCACAAAAAAACCGGGGACCTTGCGGCCCCCGGCTGGTCAGAAATTGTCTGCGAAGAATTTGAGCGGGTCGTCTGCGCAGAGGAAATCAAATTTATTGAACACGCCACCTTCCCCGCTGAGGGTGTCCATAATAGCCACCTTGTTGTCTGGCAAATATTTGATTGCCAACCCACACCCTCTGGCTTGAAATTCTCTTTCGTCCATGTATTCTTCCATGTGCAGGCTTACGTCAAATCCTCTATCTCTGGTATTCATGATGCTTCCCTTTCAAAATGGGGGGCGCTGGGCCCCCCGTTGGTTTAGATTAGTTGCAGACGATCATGTACTTTGGGCGCTCTACGTGCTCGACACCCACTTGGACCCGCTGGCAAGCCCCGCTATCCTCGTCAGCGTAAGCCCAGACGTTTACCCTTGTGTCTTCCACGTTGTAGACATAATCCCGATTCAGGCATTCCGCCGTTTCCCGGGTTTCCTTGCACTCCCCCATGTTTTCGAGGGTATTAAGAAGCATGGTCAATTCCATGCTCTTGAATCCCGGCAGATTGCGCATCGTGATGTAGATGTGTCCGCCTGTCGATACATGGATGTGGTCGTCATCACGCAGACACTTGACCAGCTTGCTAACGATGCGACCCAATGTCCGGCGGTTACCTTTGAGTTTCTGCACATCGTTTTGCATGATCTTGACGTTTTGCTTTGCGTCAGCCAGTGCTTTGTTCAGGATTTCAGTAGTGCGTTTCATTTCAGTTTCCTCTATTGAGAGAATTGCCGGACAACATCGTCCGGTGAGACAATTATAGCAGAAATGGGAGCCCCAAGCCTCCCCCACCCCCCGGATCGCGCAATGGGTCCCCCGCCGCCACTTACTCACTATGATCCGCACAAATCACCACCCCATTTCCCAAAACCCCCCCTCCCCCTACTGTTTTTCCATACAGTATTGTGTAACTCCGACTTTCTCAACCCACCCCCATAGGAGTCCCAAACACCTGCTTGCGCCTATACATATTTTTCTGTTACATTCCACGCATTCCATGGAGTGCCCGCTTTCCTCTATGCAAGAACATATCCCAGAGATCGAGTCAAACATCCCCCTGCCTGAATCGGCCAAGGAGGCGATGCCGGAGCTTTCTCCACGCGAAGAGCTTGAGATGAGAGCCAGAACAGTCAAAATGATCTCTGACCTGACAGGCAAACCCATCGAACCATCACCCCAGCACAGGGGGCAGGCTCTTGAAGCGGCCAACCAGATGCTGGGCGACAAAAACGTCAGCCCCCAACTAGCTCTTTATGAGAATGAGACCATTGCATATCTAGCTGGTCTCGTTGCCCAGCACGATACGTACGTCGTCAAGGACTTGGCACAGATCAAGACGTATGTGGTCAACAAGCTGGTTGAGGAAACGCGCCACCCAGAGGCCAAATACAGGCTTCAAGCCCTGCGTTCACTCGGTGAAATCGACGGCGTCGACGCATTTAAGCGCCGCTCCGAAGTGACGCACAAGCAGTCCATCGAGGAAGTGGAGAAAGAGTTGCTTTCTCTGCTTGAAAAGGCCGAGCGTAGGACTGTAGACGTGCAAGCGCGGGTGGTTGACGGCGATGTCACAGATGTCTAATACGTCTTTATCGCCCGAAAAAGTAGCGGAGATCAAAAAGCTCCTGCCGACTATGTCGGAAGAGGGCAAAAGACGCACTTTGGACCTCCTCAAGAAGTGGGAAGCCGACAAAGTACAAGTTTTGGGGCGAGATTCGCTGCTAGATTTCGTCAATCACGTATATCCGGGCTACAAAGTTGGCCCTCATCACCGCAGACTGGCCAAAATTTTTGAGGAAATCGCTGCTGGACGCAAAAAACGCGTGATTGTGAACATCGCACCGCGTCACGGTAAGTCAGAATTGATCTCCTACCTCGCTCCGGCGTGGTTTTTGGGCAAATTTCCCAACAAAAAGGTCATCATGGCCTCTCACACCTCTGATTTGGCGGTCAATTTTGGCCGCAGGGTGCGAAATCTGGTGGGCTCAGACCTCTACAAGGACATTTTCCCGCAGGTTGAGCTTCAGGCGGACTCAAAATCGGCCTCAAGGTGGGGGACAAACTTCAATGGCGAGTACTTTGCAATTGGTGTGGGTGGTGCTCTTGCTGGGCGCGGTGCTGATCTATTTATTATTGACGATCCTCATTCTGAGCAAGAGGCTAAAACTGGAAGACCCGATGTCTTTCTTCCTGCTTGGGAGTGGTTTCAGTCTGGCCCTCTCCAGCGCCTTATGCCGGGAGGTGCGATTATCATTGTTATGACACGCTGGTCCAAGCTGGACCTGACGGGACAGGTTATCTCGCAGATGGCGCGGGAGGAAGACGTAGACCCGTGGGAGGTGGTGGAGTTTCCAGCCATATTGAACGACAAGCCGCTGTGGGGGGACTTCTGGTCTCTTGATGAACTGCTGGCCAAGAAGGCGGGTATGGACCCCCGGTACTGGCAGGCTCAGTACATGCAGAACCCCGTCTCAGAGGAGGGGGCGCTGATCAAACGAGAGTGGTGGGAGATATGGGATAACGACAATCCACCTCGATGTGACTTCACCATCATGTCTCTGGACGCCGCGCAGGAAAACAACACCCGTGCTGACTACAACGCCCTGACTACGTGGGGTGTCTTCTACAACGAAGAGACAAACAACCACAACATCATCTTGCTCAATGCCATCAAGAAGCGGATGGAGTTTCCTGAACTCAAGCGGCTCGTGCTAGATGAGTACAAGGAGTGGGAGCCCGATGCGTTTATCGTGGAGAAGAAGTCCAACGGTGCGGCGCTGTATCAGGAATTCAGGCGTATGGGCATCCCAGTGTCAGAATACACACCGGGTAAGGGCAACGACAAGATCAGCCGAGTCAATGCAGTTGCGGATTTATTTCGTTCAGGCATAGTGTGGGCACCGGACCGTAGGTGGGCTAGGGAAGTGATCGAGGAATGTAACGACTTTCCCAGTGGCACTAACGACGACTTGGTGGACTCGACAACACAGGCGCTGCTGCGCTTTCGGCAGGGGGGCTTTATCAGGCTGCCGTCTGATGAGCCTGAAGAGACTATGTATTTCAAGGGTCACCGCAGAGAGCGGTTCTACACAGTGTAAGGACAGGCGATGGATTACGACACAATCTTGAAGGCTGTTGGGGAAGAGCCAGAGTATTTGTTTCGCACCTCGCGGGGGTCCGCCTATGGTCATTACCCCGACAACAGCACAGTGCGCAACAGGTCGGGCGAAGGCCACAAAGACAAAACCACCGGGCTGCAACCACGCTCTGGCAAAACCGTTTACATGAGCCCCCAGGATGTAAACAGGATGGCTGGGATGTTTCAAAACGCGGAACTTGCAACGCAGTTTAAGCCGTCGTCTTATGACAAAGAGACAAAGAGCGGCACTGCGGCCTTGACTTACACGGAAGACTATGGCCCTCGAAAGGCAGGCTCTGTCATCCATCAGGCGCAGTTCACCACAGTTCCCCAAAAAGGGCTGATCCCGGTTGAGATTAACCGCAGCGAAAGCCCCAGGGGTGACTCTGGTCGGGGGATACATTGGGGAACCCCAATCACAGAAGTTGTGCCAAGAGGTAGTATGGGGAGGGGTGCCGTCGGAACCCCGGCTCAGATGGGCGGTGGCGCTGGAAGCACCATACGCGCTTTGAACCTACAAAAATTAATGGCGGCAGGCGGCGCAGTACGCATGCCACAAGAATACAGCCAAGGTGGCTGGAGACTTATTTAAGGAGCCAACATGGCAATGGAAAAAGGTTTGTACGCAGCGCCTCTAGGTATTGAAGAAGAGATGGCCCCGCCCATCGAGATTGAGATCGAGGACCCCGAAGAGGTACGCATCGGGCTGGGTGATATTGAGATTGACCTCAAGCCCAAGAAAGAAACTGACGAGGATTTTGATGCCAACCTTGCAGAGTACATGGACGACAGTGAGCTAGATTCACTTGGCCATGATCTAGTAGATGAGTTTGAAAAAGACATCCAAGACCGCAAGGAGTGGATGCAGACCTACGTCGAGGGTTTGAAGCTCTTGGGCTTGAAGTACGAGGAGCGTACCGAGCCGTGGAACGGGGCGTGTGGTGTATTCCACCCCATGCTGACCGAGAGTGTGGTGCGGTTCCAGAGCGAGGGCATCACCGAGACTTTTCCCGCAGCAGGGCCAGTTAAGACCACCATCATCGGCAAGGACACTCCCGATAAGGAAGAAGCCGCCGCTCGCGTGCGCGAGGACATGAACTATCAACTCACCGAAGTGATGGTTGAGTATCGCCCGGAGCATGAGAAGCTGCTGTGGAACCTACCCATTGCTGGTAGCGCGTTCAAAAAGGTCTATTACGACCCAAGTATTGGGCGTCAGGCAGCGGTGTTTATCCCCGCAGAAGACATCGTGGTGCCCTACGGTGCGTCCAGTATCGAGAAAGCCGAGCGCGTTACGCATGTGATGCGTAAGACTGAGAACGACGTGACCAAGCTGATTGAGGCTGGGTTTTACCGAGATGTTGACCTCGGAGAGCCGTCGCACCAACTCGACGACATCGAGAAGCAGAAGGCCGAAGAGATGGGCATGTCCGCGATACAGGATGATCGGTATCGCATGCTGGAGATGCACGTCCAGCTTGACCTCAAGGGCTATGAGCACAAGAACAAGAAGGGTGAGCCTACGGGTATTGCGCTACCGTATGTGGTGACTATTGAGAAGGGCACTCGCAAGGTGCTGGCCATTAGGCGCAATTGGTACGAGGAGGATCAGCTTCACATGAAGCGCAACCACTTTGTGCATTACCAGTACATCCCGGGCTTTGGGTTCTATGGCTACGGTCTGATCCACCTGATCGGTGGGTACGCCAAGTCGGCCACCATGATCATCCGTCAGTTGGTGGACGCTGGCACGCTGTCAAACCTGCCCGGTGGTCTGAAGTCACGCGGTCTGCGGGTCAAGGGGGATGACACTCCCATCGCACCGGGGGAGTTCAGGGATGTGGACGTGCCGTCCGGGTCTATCCGCGACAACATCCTGCCCCTGCCGTACAAGGAGCCGTCTCAGGTTCTCTATACGCTGTTCAACCAGATCGTCACCGAAGGCCGACAGTTTGCTTCCGCTGGTGATATGAGCGTCAGCGACATGTCTGCACAGGCTCCGGTGGGCACCACCTTGGCCCTGCTGGAGCGTCAGTTGAAGGTGATGGGCGCTGTTCAGGCGCGGATGCACTTTTCGATGAAGCAGGAGTTCAAGCTCCTCAAGGTGATCATCGCGGACTATACGCCC